CCCCCCTTTAAGGGCGTGTTATAGCGAGTGTATGGAGGGAGGGTGTACTGCGAGTGTAAGTGGGTAAGCGGCTTAAAGGGTAAGCGGTATGTTTACTCATTCACACACACGAAGGTAGTTCTACAGGGACATTCCCACGTAAACTCAGAATACTACCCACGAGTACTCTTATAATCCCTCCAAATGAGGATTATGAGTACAATTGGTAACGTCAAGCGTACCAAATCGAAGATTATTTCGAACATTTAGGCTCCTGTGGTTCTCATTGATTCCTTACGTTCTTCTTGACTACAGTGATCCTCCCATGCTTCAAGGATCTCTGCTGACTTAGGATGATGTGCTCCAGCACCCTCAAGCCATTCGATATAGTCTTGTCGGAGTTCCTGAGAGGTCTCTTGAACCAGAATGCCATGACAGATAGCATCCTGATACCATTCAGTGTTACGCCTCTCCTGTAGCTCTACTAGAGCATCCTGAATGACGTTCTGTAACTGACGGTCGGACATATTGGTAATGTCGATTGTGTTCATTTCACTCTCCTTTGACACAATAGGTGAAGATTCTTTTATCTTCATCGTCTTCCAGTCTTTCTGTGACTGCTTGATAGTGATCGACGATCTCTTGATAAAAGTCAGGTCGTGAGTCTCTTAGCTCTACCTTTTCGGTTAAGATAAACAAGTAATCTTCACGAATGTCGATTAATTGTTTTCTTTCTTCGCGAGTAAGTAGTTCCATCTTGTTTTCCTTTCTTATACTTCGCGAGCCAACATTCTGCACATAACCACCAATTAGAATAATCAGTGACTACTGAAGGTTGATCACAGCAATCACAGTGAGGAACGGTTGGCAACGCCATACTCCCCAGCTACTGCTGCACGGAACTTAGCTTGTTCCTTAGCACGTTTAATGGCTGCTTCCGCAATCCATTTTGCAATGCGCTTTTGACGCCGCTCGTGTTCTATGTTACGAGCAATGCGTTCTGCTTCGGCAGCTGCCTTAGCTGTTATATTACCATACCACATGTTATACTCCTTTGTTGTGGTTGTTTAGGTCGGGATGACCTTGAGGATGCCTCCGAGGGAGAACAGAGACACCCACAAGGGAACCCCAACAAAAAAAAAAGGACGCCCCGCCGAAACGGGACGCCCCAAGGCGTTAGGCGAAAGAGCCAGGAACAGGAGCCTCAAAACGAGGCACAAGATCAGCCGAGACACCACAGAAGAACCCAGACGCAGGACGACGACCAAACACCGCCACGACAGGGAACACCGCAACCCCGGCAGCACCCGCAGCAGACACCGCAGACACCAGCTCAGCCGGGACGACCCCACCGAAGGTAGAGGCACGGCACACCAACGGCTCAGACCGACCCGCAAACCAGACGAGGAAGTCACCCGACCCAGGCTCCACGACGGACGACACCGGAACCGCCCCACGAGCAAACCCAGGAACAGGGACAATCCGCAACGCGCCCAGAGCCGAAGCCGAAGGAACAAAGGAATGAGAAGCGGCAACAACCGCAGACGAAGAAGAAGCAAGCATAGGAACCTCCAAAGCAAGCAACAAAGAGGGCAGGAACGCCCAGCCCCCAAGCGGACCACCCGCAAGGGGACAAGAGGGAAGCCAACGGCAACCCACGAGGCAGCGCGGCAAACCACGCGGCCACGAAGACAGCCAAAGGAAACAGGGGGGCCGGAAACCACAAAGGGAACCCGAACACAGCGGCACATCTTTTTTAAACATAAACAAAGCTAAACACACCCTTATAGGAAAATCTTAAAGAGGACACACTTAAGATGAACAATAGGAACAAACTGGAACTATTAAAGGAAAAAGCCAAACGAGACAAACGAGCTAAATATATAGATGACTTTGAACTTTTCGCCAAGGAACAGATCAGGATTATCACAAAGAACGCCAGTCAAGGCTTTGTTCCCTTTGAGTTTAATGACGCTCAACGGGCGATCAACAAGCAGATAGAAGAGCAACGGAGCAAAACAGGCAAGGTAAGAGCGATTGTACTAAAGGCACGCCAGCAGGGTATTTCAACCTATTGTGCTGGCAGGGTTTTTTGGAAGACCTTTTACACTCCCTACACACGTTCTGTTGTTATGGCGCATGACAGTGCGACCTCCGATGCTCTCTTTAATATGAGTCGAAACATCATCGATAACATGGAGGAGGCTCCACAGCTTCAAAAGAGTAATGCTAAAGAAATTCTTTTCGAACATAACAAATCAGGTTATCGTCTTTACACAGCTGGTTCAAAGGAAGCTGGAAGAGGCACAACGCCTACTATTGCACATCTCTCTGAGGTTGCATTTTGGCAGTTTGATGAACAGATCCTTGCAGGACTCTTTCAAGGAATTAGCCAAGAAGCTGGTACGGAAGTAATCCTAGAGAGTACTGCCAATGGAGCAAGTGGGGAGTTCTATCGTCTCTACCAAGGGGCAATGAGAGGAGAAAATGAGTATATTCCTATTTTCTTACCTTGGTTTATAACTGATGAGTATCGTAGACCAGCCCCTGAAGGGTTCGAAAGGACTGAGGAAGAAGAAGAACTAGTAGAAAAGTATGGATTGGACAATGATCAACTGTACTGGAGACGCTTAAAGATAGGTGAAAGCGGAGAGTCTAAGTTTAAACAAGAGTATCCCGCTTCGGCAGATGAAGCCTTTCTTGTTTCTGGTAACAGTGTTTTTAATCAAGAAGCACTTTTGAACTATGAAGTCGCAGCCCCAGAGTACATTAGGGTGTACGATGAGATGAGTAGCTACTTCGAAGATAACCGAGAGGGGCATCTAGAAATTTGGACACCTCCTAGCTTTGACGAAAAGTTTATTATAGGTGCTGACGTAGCACTAGGTGTGGGTCAAGACTATAGCACAGCTGTAGTTATGAACACAAACAGAGAGGTCTGTGCTTTGTTCAGGGATAACCACACTGATCCCAGCATGTATGGAGATATTCTTTTCTATCTCGGTAGGTACTATAATAATGCCTTGCTAGGGGTAGAGAGTAATAGTCTAGGTATTGCTACTCTAAACAGACTCAAACAAATGAATTATGTAAATCTATACTATCAAACTAAGTCGGCAAATCTTTCAGATGAGTCTGGAAACAAGCCTGGATTTAGAACTACAGTTGCCACTAAACCTATGATTATAGGGAATCTAAAGAGGGCAATTGAGGATTATGACATAGATATAAAAAGTGATATTATTATTTCAGAGCTAAAGACCTATGTTGCAGATGAGAAAGGAGCCACTTCAGCTCTCTCAGGGAACTATGACGACACAGTCATGGCTCTTGCAATTGCGTTTGAAGTGTACAGAACACATCAGCACAGACTAACTAATGATAGTGTATCTTGGCGAGATAGAATTGGCGAGATACAGGAGGATCGAACACAATGGCTATAGACACTGCGAAGAAACATCATCCGGGGTCAGAGAACCTTAAAAGTATTACTTCGACTGAAATGGCTAATGAGTATCGTCTTAGAGGTCTTGAGGTAAGAAGGAAAAACAAAGAAAAACGAGAATTGGCAAAACAAACTATTGTTGCCATGAAAGAATTAGGCGACGAAGCACCAGATGCTTTAGAAGCTTTAAAGTATGTCTTGGTACAAGCAATGGAAGAAGGCGACACTGAAAATATTGTTAAAGTAGCTTCTATCCTTGCAGAGTACCAAGCACCTAAGTTGTCTCGTCAAGACGTAACTCAAACTAACATTGATGCAGCTGATTTGACAGATGAAGAATTAGAGGAAGAGCTACAGAAGCTCACTCTACAATAGTTCTACCGTTGTCCTCGCCTAGTCAGGGCTGCTAGGGGTAGGGAAAGCCCATTTTATGATTATTAAAAGTATTCAAAAAACAAAAAGAAAAAGACCAAAGGAATACAAGAGTCCTGTGGTAAGGTGGGGTAATGATACACGCGTTCTTGTTAATAGTAACACTGGGGAACGTTACCATATCCCAAGACATGTACTTCAAAAGTATCGACAGGTGTAACTACTTTGCTTCTAGAGTAGTAAAACGCTATGGAAACTTTCAGTACAACTACCTTGTACCAGAAGAACATAGATCTTTGGCATACTGCCGACCAGTTTATATAGATGAAACTAAGACGAGGGTATACGAATGAAAAAGAAAGTTCCGCTTAAAAAGAAAAGCACTGTGAATAGTTCTGGCAACTACACAAAGCCTGGTCTTAGAAAGTCTATCTATGAACGTATTCTTGCAGGAAACAAAGGCGGCAAGCCTGGACAAAACAGTGCCAGAAAGATGCAAATGGTAGCCAAAGAGTACAAGGCTAAAGGCGGGGGCTATAAGTAATGGGTCTCACAGCACAACAAAAGTCTCTTAAAAAGTGGACTAAGCAAAAGTGGCGCACTAAAAGCGGTAAACCCTCTATCCAAGGACCGTTAGCTACTGGTGAGCGTTATATGCCAGCCAGTGCTGTCAAGTCTCTTACCGCAGCTGAACACGCTGCAACAACAAAGAAAAAACGAGAAGGCACAAAGAAAGGTAAACAATTTGTAGCCAATACAAAAGCTGCAAAAAAGAAAATAACCAAGGCAAGGAAGGCATGAGTGACTTATTACTCAAACATAAAGTTCTACCTCGTCTAATGACAATTATGTTTAGCATTATGGGTTGGAGATGCGCAGAGTGGTTTATGGCATTACCTGAACCAACTGCAGTTCAAGCTGGTTTTGTGTCGGTGGTAATGGGCGCAATGACAGGCGCATTTGCAATCTGGATGGGGAGTGAAAGTAAAAAGTCATGACAGTAAAGAAAGGAAGTGAAACGTTTAGTGGCTATAACAAACCTAAACGTACTCCAGGCCACCCCACTAAATCGCACGCTGTATTAGCGCGGAGTGGTGGTAAAGAAAAACTAATTCGTTTCGGATCACAAGGTGTATCTGGAAGTCCAAAGAAAAAAGGCGAGTCTGAGTCTTACCGTAAACGTCGGCAAGGCTGGAAAGCCAGACATGCAACTAATATTGCAAAAGGTCCAATGAGTGCAGCTTATTGGGCTAATAAGGTGAAATGGTAAACCCAGGAGCGGTAAATGTCACGTTTTATACAACAGCAGGATAAAAAGAAACCTGCAAAAGCAGAACGAAAAGTTCCGCTTAGTCAGCCAGGAAGTAAAGGCTATAGTCAAAAAGTAATGGAAGCTTCTAAGCCTCTGTATACAAGTCAGGGGAAAGTATGATGGCACACAGTGGTTATAAAGAATCAGTAACAGACGAACAGCTACTTAGCTTGATTGACTCTGGAATTGCAAATAGCGTAGGTGATTGGCTTAACAGTAGCGATCTCACAAAAGAACGCTTGAAAGCAACCTATGAATTTGCTGGTGTACCAGAAGCACACTTGAAGCCACAAGGTGTAAGT